AAATTGATCGTAGATCAACAGGATCATGATCCAGATGTTTATGAGATCGTGCAGAAGTGGGATATGTGGTATCACTCGTAAGATCAATAGATCATAAAAGGGGAGTTGCTGCTCCCTTTTTTTATACCTATTATAAGTTTCATGAACATGATCAAGATCTAAAACATTCACAAAACTTATAATACTAGGTTCCCTTAGACCCCCATTTTTATATACACAAATAGATCTATCAGATCCCCCCACCCAAAAAAAAAATAGGTATATATATAACTATACTTACACACAAGGTTTCTCTCACACAATTTTAATTTTCACAACATTCTAGTATTTTTTATATTTGGTGTTACAATCGCTATAAGACGGGTGTGGTCAATAATGTACTTCATATTACCTCCGTACAGACTACGCCCGAATTACGATTATTATGGAAGAAGAAATGATCATGAATGTTCCTGCTGCACCAGACATGCAAGGGACTCCTATGACCCCCGATTTATCTGGGCAAATGCAACCTGAAATGGGTGAAGTATCACAAGCTGAAATGCAAGAGGCTCAGGGAGCCCTCATGCAGATAGTACAAGTTATAAATATGTTAGTGCAACAAGGTCTTAACGAAGATCAGATTATGGAGTTCCTAGCACAATACGGTATTACCGAAGAGGAGCTTGACCAAGCGGCTGAGGTACTTGGGGTTGATATAGATGCTTTGATTGGCGGTCAACAGATGCAAACACCTCAAGAGCCTATGATGATGTCCGCTGGAGGCCCAGGTAGAGCACAAGAGCAACTGCCACCACAACAAACTATGGTTTTGTCTGATAACGAACCTATGATGCAAGACATGTCACCACGACAACAGATGTTTTCTATTGATGCCACTATTGAGAATTTATTAAAACAATACGACATATCGGTTAATACAGGCAATATTACAGATGCTATGGCAATATCAGAAGAAATAACTAATTTGAATAACCAAAAAATAGCTATTTCAGAGCAATTAGATCCTGTTATGATGGCTAAAGGTGGAGGTGCATCAACATCTATAGATCCAAGTTATATACCTGAGTATTTACAGATGCTTCAAAATCAACAAGCAGAATTATTTAATCTTACAAGAAAAGCTCCTGGTATAAATCCTACAGGATTAAGTCCAGACATGTCTTTAGCACAAAGAAGACAACAGTTTGAAACAGCAAAAAGAGATCTCAGACAAGCAACTAGAGCACTTAATCCAGAAGTTTTTGAGATTTATGAAGCGGGTCAGTTTAGAAAATTACCGACAGCATTTTCAAAAGGTGCTATTGAAGATTATATAAATTTTGTAAATCAAAAAAAACAAACCGAAAAAAAAAACTAAATAACTTACCTAATCAGAGTTCTATCTCTCCAATATCTCCCTTTGAAATGACTGAAACCTTTGGTGGGCCACTTTATCAAATGCTAAATCCTGGTGCTCAACAGTTAGTTGATAAACTAGGATTACGTGGTCAAGGATTGTCAGGCATGATGGCTGAAACCTTTGGGCCAGGTGGCAAAATTAAACTCAGTAAAGCAGCCTTAGCAAAGATAAAACCCTTGCTCAAAGAAAGAAAAGTTCAGAGAAGGTTTGAAGAAAGTACCGATCCCAATGAGAGACTTGGTGCACAAACAAAAATAACGCAAATAGATAAGAAAATAGATAAAATAATAGCAGATGACCAATCCTAATTTTTCGCATCTATCTGATTCTGAGATACGTGAAACTTTAATGTTACAAGAGCGTCTCGCTCTAATAGAACAACAAAAAGAGTGCCAAGGTTCTTTCCTTGAGTTTATTAATTACATGTGGCCAGAGTTTATCTGTGGTCGTCATCACAAGATCTTTGCAAAGAAACTTGAAGAAGTTGCCGAGGGTAAGTGTAAACGGTTAATTATTAACATGCCTCCAAGGCACACCAAGTCTGAGTTCTGCTCTACTTATTTTCCTGCTTGGATTATGGGTAAACAACCAAACCGTAAAATTATGCAAACTACTCATACAGGCGAGCTTGCGGTTCGTTTTGGCCGTAAGGTCAGAAACATGATGGATACTGAGGAGTATAAAAAAATATTTAATAAAGTAGAACTCCAAGCTGATTCCAAATCTGCTGGTCGTTGGGAAACCAACAAAGGTGGCGAATACTTTGCTGCTGGTGTCGGAGGAGCTATTACAGGTCGTGGTGCGGATTTGCTTATTATTGACGATCCACACTCAGAACAAGACGCACTTAGTCCTACAGCTATGGAGGCTTGTTGGGAATGGTACACCTCTGGACCTAGACAAAGGCTACAACCAGGCGGAGCCATTATATTAGTTATGACAAGGTGGAGTTCGCTTGATTTGACTGAGAGATTGCTTGAAGCCCAAAAAGAAGAACTAGCCGACCAGTGGGATATTGTAGAGTTTCCTGCTATTTTTGAAGAAACAGGTAATCCTCTTTGGCCTGAGTTCTGGGAGTTAGATGAATTAAATAAAGTAAAAGCATCATTACCTACCCAAAAATGGAACGCCCAGTGGATGCAGACTCCAACTGCAGAAGAAGGTTCAATTATTAAACGTGAATGGTGGAATACGTGGAAACCTGATTCCTTGCCACCTGTAAAGTATATAATCCAAAGTTACGATACGGCCTATAGTAAGAAACAAAACTCTGACTATTCTGCTATCTCTACTTGGGGTGTATTTAATCCAACAGCTGATGATCCAGACTCAATTATTTTACTTGATGCTCAAAAAGGTCGTTGGGACTTTCCTGAACTCAAACGGATAGCCTACGAAGAATATAAATACTGGGATCCAGACATGACTTTGATTGAAGCCAAAGCATCTGGTACACCACTAACGCATGAACTACGTAGACTTGGTATTCCTGTAGTAAATTATTCTCCTACCAGAGGCCATGATAAATCTACTCGTATGCACTCAGTAGCACCCATCTTTGAATCTAATCTAGTTTGGGCACCACAAAGAAAATTTGCTGAAGATATGATAGAGGAGTGTGCTGCATTTCCTTTTGGAAAAAATGATGATTTATGTGATACTATGACTCAAGCCCTGATGCGATTTAGGGAAGGTGGTTTAGTTTCTTTGCATGATGATTACTTAGAAGACTCTAGGCCAGTAGTTAAAAGGGCATATTACTAATGGCAATAGAAAAAGAACCAAACACTATACCAAACTCACAAAACACCCTAGAGGGTACCGAAGATATGCAGGTTGCTATTGAAGCAATCGAGGAAGCTGGCCAAGAAGATTTTGAGATGCAGGAGGACGGTAGTGCTGTATTAGGTGGTATGGAAGATATGCCACTTGATACCGACTTCGACAGTAATATTGCTGAACTTTTAGATGACGATACTCTAAACGGTATTGCAATTGAATTAAACGCTGGAATCGAAAAAGATAAGTCTTCTCGTGAAGATTGGGAAAAAACTTATACAGACGGACTCAAATACCTAGGCATGAAGTTTGATCAAGAAAGATCAGAGCCTTTCGAAGGAGCTTCAGGTGTCATACATCCTCTGTTAGGTGAAGCCGTAACAAACTTCCAGGCTCAAGCCTATAAAGAACTTTTACCCTCAAATGGACCCGTTAAAACTCAAGTAGTTGGCAAGTATGACGTTATTGTAGAAGAACAAGCTCAAAGGGTATCTGATTTTATGAATTATCAGATTACTCATGTTATGGAAGAGTTTGATGAAGAACTTGATCAAATGTTGTTTTACTTACCTTTAGCTGGTTCTGCGTTCAAAAAAATATACTATGACGAAGCATTAGGTCGTGCTGTATCAAAGTTTATAGCTCCAGAAGATTTAATCGTGCCTTACTTCTCAACTGACCTAGAATCATGCCCTAGAATCACAAACGTAGTCAAAATGCCTGAGAATGAGGTAAAAAAACTGCAAGCTATGGGTTTTTATAGAAAAGTAAAGGTAGCAAGCGTTGACAATACCGAATATAGCCAGGTTGAAGAGGAAATAAATGAGTTATCAGGCTTAGAACCTAGTTACGATACGGGTGAAGTATCGGTTTTATACGAAGTACACTGTAATTTAGAGATTGATGGCTTTGAAGATATTGACGAAATGGGTGAAATGACAGGTGTAAAGCTCCCATATATCGTTACAATTGACTCAAATACTAATAATATCCTTAGTATTTACCGTAATTACAAGCAAGAAGACCCATTACGTAAGAAAATAGAGTATTTTGTGCATTTTAAGTTCTTGCCAGGCCTAGGATTCTATGGTTTTGGCTTAACTCACATGATTGGAGGCCTTTCTAAGGCATCTACCAGTATTTTAAGGCAGTTGATAGACGCTGGTACCCTTGCAAACTTACCTGCTGGGTTTAAAACACGTGGTATTAGGATTAGAGATGAAGATACACCAATACAACCAGGCGAATTTAGAGATGTAGATGCTCCAGGTGGCTCATTACGTGAATCTATCCAACCATTACCGTTTAAAGAGCCAAGTGGTACTTTATTGAACCTTTTAGGCATATTAGTCAACGCAGGACAAAGATTTGCATCAATTTCTGAAATAAATGTTGGTCAAGGCAACCCAAACGCCCCTGTAGGCACTACACTAGCCTTGTTAGAGAGATCTACGAAAGTTCTGTCAGCTATACATAAAAGGTTACACAACTCACAAAAGAAAGAATTTAAAATACTTTCTAATGTTTTTAAAGAGTATTTGCCTGATGAATATCCATATAACGTTGCAAATGCTAATAACAGCATAAAATTAACAGATTTTGATGATAGAGTAGATATCTTCCCTATATCTAATCCTGATATATTTAGTCAGTCGCAACGTATAGCTATGGCACAAGAAATGATGCAGTTAGTGCAATCTAACCCAGAAGTACACGGTCCTGCTGGTGTTTATGAGTCTTACAAAAGAATGTATGCAGCTATAGGGGTTGATAATATAGAACAAATATTGGTGCCACCTCCACAAACAGAGCCACAACCAATTGAAGCTGGCTTTGAAAACAACAAGTTATTGCTTGGTAATCCTGCCAAAGCGTTTCCAGAACAAAATCATGATGCACATATAGCAACGCACATGAGTTTACTTAACACACCACCTGTGCAAATGAACGCACAAGTACAAGCTTTGATACATTCACATATTATGGAACATTTGCAAATGAAAGCAGACATCTTAGCTCAACAACAAATGCCTCCCGAAGCATTACAACAGTTACAACAAATACAACAACAAGCACAACAGGTTAGTCCAGCAGAACAAGGTATGTTACAACAAGAAGCAAACAATATATTAGCTCAGTTCTCAGCTCCAATAATGTCAGAATTAGTTGCTGACTATACTGCAAGAATACAATCGCCAGAAGATGAAGATCCACTTGTAGCAATAAGAAAACAAGAACTAGCACTTAAAGGTCAAGAGTTAGCAATAGAACAACAACAATTTGTAGCACAAGAAAGACGTAAAGAACAAGACGCTGCAAGAAGGGCTAGGATTGACAGAGAAAGAATTGCTACCTCAGAAGATATAGCAGAGATGCGTGATGATACTGCTAGAGCAAGACTTGATCAACAACGTATGTTAAAAAACCTTGACTTAATGAATCGTAATTAATGCCAGCAAAAGTCAAAGGACACGGCGTATTTAAGATTGATAGCCAACGCAGAAAAAGCAAAAGAACCTCTATAGGTGATAGTAAAAACACTTATCCAAAAAGCAAACAAGCAAAAAAACAATATAAAAAATATGCAGGGCAAGGTAAATAAACTTGCAAAATAATTTTTTACTCTACATAATATGACCCATGTATAAAAGAACAGAAATAAATCAACAGAAAACTCCAAAAGTATTAACAAACAAAAATGGCTACAGCAACAAAGGCACAGGTCCTTTGAAAACTAATGCAGGCACTTTTGACGGTAATACAAAACCAAACCCAGGAATGGGCAAAGGCAAATCCAGAGGTATGGGTATTGCTGAGTTTGGCGGTAAGTTTTCTGGAATTTATTAATGGATTCGATTTGGCTTGCTAAAAAATTTCTAAAAGAAATAGAAGCTAGAAGAGAAGACACAAAAGACGCTATGCTCGCTGGGTGTAACGACTTTGCACAATATGAATACTTGCGTGGGCGGTACAGTTCTCTCGCTGACGCAGAAAATATATTTAGAGAGCTGCTAGGAAAAACAGAAGATGACATCAAAGATACAGGTACCTGAACATATAGCCAAGGAACTTGAGGCAGAACAAACACCCCCACAAGAAGAAGTAAAAACACCCTACGTTAAAGAGTCCGCTAGGGTATTAGATCCAACATTAATAGAAAAATCAGTTTTAGAGCGTATGCCACAGCCTACAGGCTGGCGGATACTTATCTTACCTTATGCAGGTAAGGGAGTAACAGACGGCGGCATACAATTAGTTCAGTCTACAGTTGATCAACAAAGGTTATCTACCGTTGTTGGTTATGTGGTAAAAATGGGGCCAGATTGCTATCAAGATAGATCTAAGTTTGATGGTCCTTGGTGTGAAGAAAAACAATGGGTATTAATAGGCAGATATGCTGGTGCTCGCTTTAAACTTGGTGATGAGTCTGAATGTAGGATCATTAATGATGATGAAGTGATTGCCACTATACTTGATCCTACCGATATTCTTGCAGTATAAAGGAGAATAAATGTCTGAAGAAGCATTAAAACAAGAAGAAGTTATAGAAGACGGGGGCGAGGTTATTGACTTAGATGAGGCTGTAGAAACTACAGCGGAACCAGTTGCACAAGCTCCAGAACCAGAAGTTTCACAAGAAACTGCTGAACCAGAAGTAGAGGCAGCAGAAAATAACGAAGAAGAGTTAGTAGATTATTCTGATAAAGTTCAAAAAAGAATAAATACTTTAACAAGAAAACTAAGAGAAGCTGAAAGAGGACAAGATTCAGCTTATCAATACGCTAAAAATTTAGCTGACGAAAATGCCAGACTAAAAACTACAGCACAATCTCTACAGCAAACTACATTTGATGAGTCTGCAACAAGATTGGAATCACAAAAGGCACAAGCTATGGCTTCTTTACAGAAAGCTCATGAAGTTGCAGATTATGAAAAAGTTGCACAAGCTCAAGATGTATTGGCTAAAATAGCTGTGCAGGAGCAAAAAGTAGTAGAAGGCAAGCAAAGAATTGAGCAAATGCAAAATGTAGTAACTCAAGCTCCACAACCAGTTCAACAACAAACTGGATTCAATTCAAAAATGCAAGATTGGATTGATGACGGTAATGAATGGTTTTTGAATAATGCAATTATGCATCAAACAGGAACCCAAATTCACGAAGATTTACTTACTGAGGGTTTTGTCGTTGAAAGTGATGCATATTTTAAAGAAGTAGATAAAAGAATTAGGACAAAACATCCAGAATACTTTAATACTGAAACAAAATCTAAACCGTCACAAAAGGTGGCTTCAGCTGGTAGAGTTAGCGGTAATGCTTCAAATAAGCAAGTTAGACTCTCTCCTAGTGAAGTTCAAATGGCAAAAAAATTAAACGTACCTTTGAAAGAGTACGCAAAATATGTTAAAAGGTAACTTATATGACAGATAATACTGATTCAAAAAACAGAACATCACGTTCTGCCGACACTCGAGCTGAGAAAGTAGCTCGCAAACCTTGGAGCCCACCATCTAAGTTGGATGCTCCTGCAGCACCTGAAGGTTATACTAACAGGTGGATTAGAGCCGAAACCGTAGGCGTAGAAGATCGAGGCAATATTTCTGATAGATTGAGCGAGGGATTTGAACTCGTTAGATTTGAAGAACTAGATGAAATCGATCAAAAAAAATACACCAGTATGGAAGATGGCCAACACGCAGGAGTTGTAAAACGAGGTGGTTTGCTATTGGCGAGGATTCCTAATGAAACACGTGAAGAGAGAAACTCCTATTTCGCTGAACGTGCTAGAACACAGCAAGACGCTGTGGACAACGATATGATGAGGGAATCAGATCCAAGCTCTCCGATTTTAAACCCAGAGAGAAAAAGCAAAGTAACTTTTGGCGGTGGTCAACGAAGTTGATCGCTTAACTTTAAAATAACAAATATAAGGTGACTTATTATGGCTAACAAAAATGCCCCATTCGGAGCACGAGTAGTAGGTAAATTAGGTTCTGCTCCACAAGTAAATGGAACAACAGAATACGCAATTGCCTCTGGTGCTTCTGGGAATATTTTTTCAGGCGATTTAGTAAAAATGACCAACGCAGGAACTATTTTAGTAGCTGCAGCTGGTGATGAGTCTATTGGAGTATTTAGAGGTTGTACTTTTACAAACTCTTCAGGTGACACTGTTTTCAGTTCACACTACCCTGATGGAACTGTATCGTCCGATATCAAAGCATTCGTAATAGATGACCCTGATGCTGTATTTGAAATTCAAAGTGCAGGTTCTCCAGCTCAAACTGATGTCGG